ATCCGCAGTACGCTACTGACTTTATTTATCAGCGGCTTGTGGTCAATACTCCAGAGCACTACATAAAGCGCAAGATCAACTTTGATGAGAATCCATTCCTCTCTGACACGGCTCGGCAGATGATCGAGCGGTGCAAAGCTGAGTCCGAGGAGGATTACCAGCACATCTACCTGGGCAACCCCAAAGAGGATACAGAGGGCGCGGTCATCAAGCGCAGTTGGATTGAGGCGGCTATCGATGCGCATCTCAAGCTGGGCTTTGAGGCGGCTGGCCGGAGGATCATCGGCTTTGATGTGGCAGACGATGGCGAGGACGCCTGCGCGAACGTCTACGCTCATGGATCTGTGGCGCTCTGGTGCGAGGAGTGGCGGGCTAAAGAGGATGAGTTGCTCAAGTCCTGCTCTCGGACGTTCCTGAATGCCTCTGAGAGGGCGGCAGAGATACGCTACGACTGCATCGGAGTGGGCGCAAGTGCCGGAGCGAAGTTTGACGAGTTGAACCAGGTTCGGGACAAGCATCTGCGGATCAATTACGCCAAGTTCAACGCGGGCGCGGCAGTCGAGCGGCCCGAGGAGTACTACGTGAGCGACCGGCAGGACAAGATCAAAAACAAGGACTTCTTCGCCAATCTCAAGGCCCAAACGTGGTGGAACATCGCTGATCGCTTCCGCAACACGTACAACGCAATCAACCGGGGCGAGAAGTTCAAGGACGATGAACTGATCTCGATTTCAAGCGATATGCCACATTTGGAGAAGCTGGAGACAGAGCTTTCCACGCCAAAGCGGGATTTCGACCGCAATGGGCGCGTCAAGGTGGAAAGCAAAGAGGACCTGGCGAAGAGTACACGGCCTGGTGGACCAGTGCCCAGCCCAAACCTTGCCGATGCGTTCGTGATGGCCTACGCGCCGTCCACTACGTCCCGGCTCAATATTTCTGACGCGGTACTGAAGATGGCAATGAGAGGGTAAATGAGAAAGCGCAGGTCTGAAGAGGAAATAATTGCCGAGGCCAAACCGATCATGTACACGAAGAGCCAGCTTGCGCTGCGGGATGGCCTGCGCAGCAGCTTCCCATCTTGGCGCGGAGCATCACAGTTTGATTACCGCAACGGCTGGACAAAGATGGGCGATTTCTTTGCAGATGGCTGCTTTACGCGGGAGGAGATGCGGGAATTGGTGCACAATCGTTTTGGAGTTTTGGTTTGATAGTGCTATTTTGAATCAGCACCAGAAATTCAAAGGAAATCAAAATGCCGAGTGGTGGAAAACGAGAAAACGCAGGACGTCCAGCGAAAGCGATTTCAACGAGCGCCGGTATCCGCGCGGCTCTCTATAAGGCGATGGAGGAAGTTCCACGTCTACAGTTCCCTATTCGGCCTCCTGATATTCTTCCCGGCGTGGTGCCCGCTGGAGTAAAGGCTCAGGTCCAGAGCGATGTGAGGCTGGCAATGGATGCCATGCCCGGGGCAGAGTTTGGCTCTCAACTCTACGCATACAGCAATGTCGAGGGATTCCCCGGCTATCCATACCTAGCGTTGCTGGCTCTGCGAGTCGAATACCGCAACATGGCGGCGGCGCTGGCAAACGAAATGACACGGGAGTGGATCGAGTTTACCAGCAGCGAAACGGCTGGCGAAGCGACCAAAGACAAGATCACTGAACTGGAGCAGGCGTTTCGTGAACTGGATATTCAGGCGCTAATCCGCAAGGCTATCGAGGATGATGCTTTTTTTGGAACAGGTCAGATCCTCATCAATATCAATGGCGCGGATGTTCAGACGCCGATGGTGATTAGCCCCAAGACCATCAAGAAAGATAGCTTGGATGGCTTTAATAAAGTCGAGCCGATGTGGACTACGCCGCTGATGTACAACGCGCTGGACCCGTCGCGGAAGGACTTCTACAACCCGTCCGGCTGGTGGGTCATGGGCCAGCGTTGGGACGCCACCAGGATGCTTCGGATTGTCACGCGGCCTGTGCCTGACATCTTCAAACCCGCGTTCAATTTCAGCGGAATCGGTCTTTCGCAGCTTGTCGAGCCGTACGTGAACAACTGGCTGCGCACCAGGCAGAGCGTTTCGGACCTAATCAACAACTTCTCAATCCTCAGCCTCAAGACGGCCATGGATCAAGTGCTTACAGGTGGAGACGACGGCACAAGCTTATTCGCCCGTATCAAGCTGTTCACGGTCACGCGCAGCAATAAGGGCGTGATGGTGCTGGACAAGGATCGCGAGGAACTGGAGCAGCTTGCCGTTCCCCTGGGCGGCCTGCATGAGCTTCAGGCACAGGCACAGGAGCAGCTTTGCACGGCCAGCCGAATTCCGTCCGTGATTATGACCGGCGTATCACCATCTGGATTCGGCAATGTGGCCGAGGGCGAGATGGGCGCATGGCGGGACTGGATTCGAGCGAACCAAGAGGCTCATGCCCGCAACCCAATCGAAACCATTCTGAAGATCGTCCAAATATCGATGTACGGATCAATCGATCCCGAAATCGGCATTTCGTTCAATCCTCTATACCAGATGGATGAGGAGCAGCTTTCCACCATCCGCACAAATGAGAGCATTCGGGCGGGCAACCTCATCGATCGAGGCGTGATTGATGCTCAGGAAGAGCGCGAGCGCCTTGCGCGTGATCCAGAGTCGGGGTATACCGGCCTTGACATCGACAAAGTGATTGCGCCGCCGGACGAAGCAGAGGAAAGCGCTCAACTTGAAAGGGGAAAAGAATGAGCAACGGATACCCTGTGCCACGGCAATTGACTAAACTTGAACTGGTGGACATTCATCTCTTGGTGAAGGCCACGCATCCCCGTCTCGGAATTCCACCGCTCAAACAGGAACCCAAATGCTCCTCAAAAAGCCAACAGTAATCCGCGCGATCTGGCCGAACGTCGGCACTCGCAACCGTTATCATCGGCGGATACTGAAGCTCGTCGCGGAAATGGCGCACAGCGTCGAGTATTGGCTGACTGCGCAGCGCCGTTCCGAACCGCCAGCGCTGGCTCAGGACTCGACGCCGGCAGAGCAGATGCGATTCGAGTTCGCCAAGCTGGTCGAGCGCTGGCAGGGTAAGTTCGATGAGATGGCCCCCACGGTGGCAGAGTCGTTCCTCAAGAATCAATTCATGGGCACAGACAACGCCATGCGCCAAGCGTTGCGGGATGCTGGCTGGTCGATTGAGTTCACGCTTACTCCAGCCATGAGAGACGCTTTTGAGGCGTCATTGACTGAGAACGTGGGCCTTATTCGCTCGATTCCCGCGCAATACTTGCAAGAGGTTGAGGGCATCGTTATGCGCAACTACACATCCGGGCGCAACGTGCGGGCGATGGCCGAGGAGATTCGCGGGCGCTACAAGGTGGCATCAAACCGGGCATGGCTCATCGCTAGAGACCAATCAAATAAAGCGAATGCGGTGGTGCAGCGGACCCGCCAGACTGAACTGGGCATTAAAGAAGGAATCTGGCTTCACTCGCATGCAGGCAAGACGCCACGGCCTACGCACGTCGCCATGAACGGCACGCGGTACGAGATCGCCAAAGGGATGTACGACCCGGCGGTTAAGAAGTGGATCCTTCCTGGGGAATTGATTGGGTGCCGGTGCCAAGGCCGGTCTGTGTTACCGTGGACGCCTTCCGAAAAGCGATAAGCTCACGAAGCGTGGACGCAAGCCGACGCCTGCGCTTCAGTTAGATGAACTCCATTTATGGTGATAGAGGTTCGCTCATTCGTTTTTCTTCCCTTTCCTTTTAGCCCGCCACTCCCGCAGATACCTGGACTGGCATATAGGGCAGCGCTGGCGCTTCCCCTTCGGCTTGAGTGGATGGCCTTTCGCGCACACCTTGGATCGTATAGCGCCCATGTTCCCTTTCGTGCGGAAAATAGTAGGCAGCTTCAATTAAGCGGGGGAACATCACCTATCTTGCAAGCTTCGGTGATGGGCTGCGCTTAACCGTTCCCCGTGGCAAATGGCCCGCTCTCCTTGCAATAAAGAACGCTTCCGCTCACGACTGCCCCATAACAGGAACTCACACTCAACCAAACCAGTATAGGAATAATGCCTTTCTTTTGTAAAGCCTTATCTTGTATTAGGCAATCCATAGTGAAAGTCTTATATGCGAAGGAGAGACGTATGTACATGTTGCGGGTCGTGATTGCTGCTACTAATGTTCCGCAGTGCATTGTCCCTTCCGCGTCGTTGAATAATGGGAGCAACCTTCAGTTTCAGAACCTGTTTCCGCAAAACAACGGAACGAATGATATGTGGTTTGGAGACACTTCGGTTGCTGTTTTAAATGGACTAAAGATGCCTCCTGGAGGTGGCTTCGGCGACCCGATATTCTCCTATGGCAAGACATATATAAACCAGTTCTATCTCTCTGGAACTGTTGGCGATGTTTGCAATATAATGGTGTTCCCGTAATGGAGATCGCTTGCGATGCAGCCCTGAAGAACCGGCGGTACGACGCAGATGGGCGTTTGCATATTCTGCGGACTCCGATTTCCAAGGCTACGGTCAATCCCTATTACGGGCACGAAATCCCCAAATCTGCGGAACTCGGCCTGACACCGGAACGGGTGTATTACATGCTGCGCGACCCAGGCGAACTTGCCAAGGCCTCGCAGTCCTTTGCGCGCAATCAGTTGATGTTCATCCACACGCCGGTGAGCGCAGACGATCCAAAGCAGGATTCAATCGCGGGAACAATCGGTTCGGAAGTGGACTTCGAAGCGCCGTACCTGATGGCAGATCTGTGCATTTGGGATGCTGAAGCGATTGCAGGTGTAGAAACTGAGACAGTTCAGGAGCTTTCGTCTTCGTACAGCTACCGGGCAGACATGACGCCTGGCATGTACGAGGGACAGCGGTACGACGGTGTAATGAGGGATATTCAGGGTAATCACGTTGCCCTGGTCAAAGCAGGACGCGCCGGATCAGATGTGAAGGCGGCAGACAGCAAACTGGAGACGAAAATGACAGAAACGAAGTTTGGCAAAGCACTTTATGCAATTCTCTGCGCTGCATCTCCGAAGCTGGCTCAAGATGCGGCCCTCAAGCCTCTGGTGATCGGTCTGACGCGCAAGAAGTGCGATATTGCGTCTCTTGAGCCGAAGCTGCTGGCCATGGACGCGGAACTGCGCAAGCCTGAAACACTGGCCGCGATGCAGGCCGCGAAGGATGCCGAATCGGAGGAAGAGTCCGAAGAGGAAAAGAAGGAACGCGAGAAGAAGGAAAAGGAAGCCAAGGACAAGAAGGCCAAAGACGGCAAGACCGCCAAAGACCTTTCCTTTGAGGAGTGGGCCAAGGAAGAGGAAGGCGAGTCCGACCATAAGGGGAAGGACGGCGAAGAAGAGTCCATGGAAGAGAAGAAGAAGCGCTATGAGCGTGAAAAGCGCCGCGCCGATGATTCCGAAGAGGAGTCCGAGGAAGAGCGCAAGGAACGGCTGGAGAAGCGGGCCAAAGACAAAAAGGCCAAGGACTGCTCCGCCAAGGACTCCGAAGAAGAGGAAAAGAAGAAAGCAGAGGATGGCATGAAAAAGGCAAT